AAGGCCCCATGCGTACCAGAGCGGCAGAGGTTACCGGGGTTACAAGCTCAGCGCTGATGTAGTCTGTCCCGTTGTGGAGTAGTGCGCCTTCAAGCTCATCTGCCGCCGCAGTGCTACCGCTGATAGATGCCACGTTACTATTCTGGATAGAATAACCAATCGAGCCAGCGGTTGCATAGGATGTGCCAACTGCATCAAGAACAGCCGCCGCCGTCTGCGCTGATGTCAGGCCACCACTGCTCAGTTTGACCGTCATTACCGCACCGTTAGTACCGCTTGCACCTCTGACAACAATCGTGACATCATCAGCACCAGCAGCCAGTGCGGCATCCGGGAGGTCTAAGCGATACACGCCCGGCATGTTGGTAGCGTCAACCTCCGCAAAGCCGCCTGAAGTCCACGCCTGCGCGATTGTACGGGCTACCAGCGGGATGTTTACAGATGCTGTGCGTGTGCGGTTGTAGCGGGCTGAGAGACCAGTGGTAGATGCTGTTAGCCCTGTTGCACCTAGGTAGAGTTCGATGGATTGTGAGGTGCTTCCGGGAGCGATTGTGATTGCGGATGCGTTGCGTTCTGTTGGGATGTAGGGGCTGACAGAACCAGTCAAACGGTAGGTTCCTGCTCCTGCGTCTGGACTAGAGCCACTCCACGTCACACCATAAAGGTCGCTTATTGGTGCGCCACTGGACGTACCGAAACTATTGTTAGGACTCCCTAAATAAGATGTATAAGGCTGTTGAATATTCAAACCAAAGAGAAGCGTATAAAACTGTTCAAGACCAAGCACTCCGGTTGTAGTACTGGTTACAGATGATGGAATATTTGTGATTGTTGCGGCACAGGCAATAAATCGATTATAGGTTTGAGTGCCAAATGCTGTGCCTAATATCCCAGTGTTACTGAGTGATTTAAACAGGCTGTTGCTAACAGTAATCGTAGCATTTGAAGAGCCAGATGTTTGATATACACCAACAACTCCACCAAGAATAGCACAGTTGTAAACACTAGCCGTTATCGCTGCTAAATAGATTGAAAAAGCGTTATTGAAAAATAAACAATTTCTAACAACACTTGTATCTGCTAGAACCGATGAACCAGTGCAGTAAACACCATAACTTAGTGTTTCAGCAAACACGCAGTTTTCAACGGTGATATCTAATGCCGTTGATGTCTTTGCGGTTGCCCTTATCATTGATGCTGTTGCGGTTGCCTGTGTGCTATTTGAAGTAAATAAGCACCGAGTAAACTTTATATAACGACTCTCAGCAAAAACGATTGCGCTGTCTGGACTACCTCCAATGTTTGCTTCAAATATCATATTTGAAAAAGAATAATAGTCTTTGTTTGTTGCTGAAATCAGGAATGATGCACTAAAGACCGCAGTCGTTCCAGCCGCGTTAAATGATGATAATTTTACAGGTCCAGAAGTAATGCCAGTAAACTGGCTTGCTGTTGGGTTACCAATGATTTGTACTTCTGATGTTGGTGAAGTTGCTGAAACCGTAATCTTTTCACTATAAGTACCGGGAGCAATGTAAACGATATCGCCACCTGTTACGACGGTACCAGATGCAAATATCTTGCCTATCGTCTGCCACGCTTGATTTGTGGCAGGCCCAGTACCAGCGTTAGAATCGCTTCCGTCTGTTCTAATGTAATAAGTCGCCATTATTCAGCCGTCCCTGCTACGATTTCTTGAGCCATAATCACTGCAAACTGATTGCTGTAGTTCTGTTGAAAAGCCACATCCTGAGTAACCCACCAACCGAATACGCTTGTACCATCAGGCCCAAAAGTACCGAGCAGGTTGCCTTCGTTGTCGTAGATATCACCAAACACAATCCAGTCACCGGGGCTGTTCGGGTTAGGCTCCAGCCTGAAGTTTTGCAGGTTCATTTGCCCACCTTCAAACTGTTGGCCTGCACACCCTTGAACGGCATCGTGAGGAACGCCAGCACACTAGACACCGCAGCGGAGACACCCGCCGCTACCGCCTTCGAGCCGTACAGTGCCAGCACTGCGCCCAGCTCCGAGATGTCGTGTGCTTCGCTTGTGCGGATACCATCGCCAAACACGCTGGTGAAAGCAGCTGTAAAAGCCACGATCACAACGACCACCAACCGCTTGATTGAAATGCTGTTCATCGGTTCGCCTCCAAGTGTGTAACCCGCGTCTTTAGTTCGCCGGTATCGCCTTCAAGTTTGACCAGTCTATGTCCGTGGTCTTTTACGGTCACACTGTCAACGGCGTTGCGCTTGTCCATCTTATGCAAGAACTGCACGATGTAGACCAGTAGGCTAACAACCAAGCCCGCAACAAAGATACCTATCGCTGTCCACTCTGATGCGCTCATAATGTTCGCTCCACTAATCCTACGTGCTGCACTAATAATTCTGTCTGCCCAAAGTCTGTACCTATGACATCGTAATAACGGCTATCATCGCCTACCCGGTAAACCCTATCCTGTGGCATCACATCAGCACCGACAGCGACTATCAAAGTCCACTGCGCAGATGACTGGATGCCACCGCCTACGATAGATTCCGTGTCGCTCTGGTTGGTTAGCCTGGCGTTGTACTCGGCAACCTTGCGCCACGTTTCAGTAGCACCACCTCTGCCGTCTTCGGTAAGCGTGAAGCGGTGTATCTCTACACGGTCTTGGCAAAGGTTGCGTACCATGCCTGCTTGCAGGGTTGCGCGTAGAATAGGGCTCATGCGAACACCAGAGGGCGGTATCGTTCAGCCATTGAAAGGCAGTGTGCTTTCAGTTGGCTAAGCTTTACATCGCTTGTGCCTTCCTTGGCATCGATATCACTTGCACAGCGGCTAGCCTTTATCATCCACGCTTGGCGGGTGGCTGTCCTTACATCGTAGCGCTCGGTATTGATCGGGCCTTGGTCTACCCACATCAAGGTTGGGTCTCCCGTGCCATCTTCCAGCGTGTAGCCCTTGACTTGATAGGGAGCATAGACAGGGTAATCAGGTTGTGTCGTGCCTGAAGTACCAGCAACTCGGCACTCGTAGACCCGCCCATTGGGCGTTGTAGGCACTACACGGTCACCGACAGCATAGGTAGTGCTAGCCGCCCAAGTGGTGAACCGGGAGTAGGAATCTAGGATGCTCCCGATGTCGGTGGTGGACATCTGCGGATAACTTTGGGCATCCACAAATAGGGAAACCTGCGCTATCGCTTCGGCTCGTGTCATCATGCTCCACTATCCCACATATAAAGAAAGCCCCCGGCACGTCTGCCGAGGGCTTGAGATAGAAACCGCTAGGCTTATGTAGCTGCGGATGCTCCAACGATAAGCGAGCCAGGGACACGGCTGGAAGCCGTGGCATTGACGTTGCCAACATCGAAAGCGGAGAAAGCGAAACGCTCAGTTGCCTTGAATGCAAGCGCATCCTCGACAAAGTAGCGCTGATCGGATACTTCAATCGTAACCGTTCGGCGGTCACCAAAAGCAGTACCTACGCTCAGGTCACCAAGCAGGACATATGGCGTGGTAGCCGCAAGGGTCTTAGCCATGTTCTGGACAAAGATTACCGGGTATCCGTAGAGCATAGGGTTTGGCCCGTATGCGCCTTGGATGTCCATAATCGAGTTCCCGCCCAAAGCATCAAGCAAAGGAGCGATGGCGTTATACCAAATCTCCTTGTGCATATACCACTTGGCATTTGGTGCATACGTTGGGAGCTTAGCAACCATACCCTTAAGGTTAGCAAGTGTCGGGCTATACGTGATTGTCTGGCCGGTCGTGAAGACCTGCAAGGAAGCGATGTTAGCCTTGGTGGCGTTGAGGTTGTAGACGGCATAAAGGATGCCGTCGAGGCCGCTCGTGGAGTCTACTGCATTGTTGAAAACAACGCGGTCTTCTTCCTTAGCCAAGGAGTACGCCATGTCACGGGCAAGGGTTGCACCAAAGTCAATGATGCTATCTTCGGCCAACTCTTTAGAAACCTGCGTAAGAATCGATGGCTTCTTGGCAACCAAGTTGACCTGTGCAAAGGTCAAGTCGGAAGCGGTGATAGCCGTGTTCTCACCCGGGTAGTAGACCGTTGTGCTTGCGGTTGCGTTAGGGACGTTCAAGACATCGCTGCTCATCGGGTAGATGCGGCAGTTCTGCCGAGCAATTCCGAACATTTCACGGAGGTAGATAAGCTCGCTCGACAGCGGATCTGGTACGGTGAAACCACCAGCGGTTGTCGTGCCTTCGGACTGTGATTTGAGGTTGTTCTTTACCCAGTCAGCGGCCTTGCGGTTGCCCATGATAGAGCGTCCCCATTGACCCCAAGCGTAAGCCTTCCAGTTAGCCTCATCACGAGTACCGGAGAATGGATTCTTACCAACGCCGCCCGACTTCCATGGCTGCTCAGCTGCAACTTCTGTTGCTACTGGATGACCTTGTCCGAGTGCCTTGATGGTCTCAATACGCTCTTCAATGCCCTTGGCTTCTGCCATCAGGCTCTTGACCTGTGCAAGGTCACCGTTACCGGAAGCAAGCTCCCGCGCGGTAGCAAGCACAGAATCTTTTTGATTCTGCAATTGTGTTAGATTCATAGTTGTGTCAACAACTCCAGACGAGC